ACAAAAGAACAAGTTGATAATTATGACGAACTAGCTAAGAAATCTCAAGAAACAGCTGATGCTATTGAAGATTTAGCCCCTGGAATGGTTTCTTTTGCAAAGGGAGCTGAACAAACTGCAATGAGTATGCAAGCTTTATTAGGCCCAATCGGTATAGCGATCGCAGTATTCATTTCAATTTATAAAGTAGTTACAGGTGTAGCAAAGAAAATAGCAGAAACAAGAAAAGATTTAGGTGTTTCTGCAATAGAAGCAGTTAAATTAGAAGCAGCGTTTTTTGGATTAGAAAAAGTAGCAGCGTTATCAGGTTTAGAAGCTGAAGATTTAAAAGAGTCTTTTAAAGCCGCAAGAGATAATTTAGGTGCTACTACAGATGAGGCGTTAGGTCTTAGTCTTAATTTAGCTAAAGTTGCAATGCAAAGTGGTACTACAGCTGACCAATTAACACAAGTACTTTCTGTAATGGAATCAGTATCAGGTGCTAGTAGAGAAGCTCTGTTAGCTCAGATTGAAATAAATAGACAACTTATAGGTTCAGCTGGATTAGCCCCCGCAGATATATTTAGAGATATCGCTGAGAATGCTGAATTTTTCGCTCAATTTGCTAAAGATGGTAGTCAAAATTTAATTGGAGCTGGTGTAGCTGCAAGAAAGTTAGGATTAGATATGAGTGTTCTAGCAGGTACAGCAGAATCATTACTTGATTTTGAATCTTCTATTGAAAAACAATTAGAAGCTTCATTGTTACTAGGTAGACAAATCAATCTTGATAAAGCTCGTCAATTAGCTTTTAATAATGATATTGAGGGAATGCAACAAGAAATACTAAGAGCTGTTGGTGGTGAAGCTGAGTTTAACAGAATGAATGTTATACAGAGAAAGGCTTTAGCTGATAGTGTTGGTGTGAATGTAGAACAATTATCAAGATTAGTTAGAAATAATCAAGCTTCAACTGTTGGTGCTGCAGCAGGTGCAGCAAGTATAGGTGAAAATACATTTAGTGACCCAGAATCTCATAGATTATTAGGTAAAATCTATGGTGAACTTTCAACAAGAGATTAAGAATGTCAATAGTAAGTCAAAATTCAAAATTATCTCGAAACAACCGTGATGGGTTTAGTGGTGAAAGAGACCCTTTATCACCATCAGAACAAGCTGATATAAATCGCAGTAAAATACCAGGTTTTGCAACACAAGAACAAATATTAGCAGAGATTAAAAAACCAAAATCTGTGAGTATATTGAATATTTTTGATAGTAGTCCTCAAGATAATATTAAAAACGTTGACTTTTTTCAAAATATTTATGCTAAAGGTTTTACTCTTAAAAAGACTATTAAAAATACAGATTTTATTGTTGATAATAAAGTAGTAAATAACGATACTACATTTCCTCAAAGTGTACCTCAACAGTTTATAGATTTAAGGGGTAATAAAACAATAGAATTTACACCAAATAATAGAGCACCTATAACTAATATAGTTGAGTCGAGATTATTAAACTTACATAATCAAAACAATTTTTTAGATAATTATTATTCAAAACTAAAAAATCCAAACAGTAAATTAGGTATCAGAAATAATGATAAATTTGGATTTGACCAACCATTTATAATTAGAGACATAGGTAATCAATGGGGTATTGATAAAGTTGATTTTGATAATACAGGTTTCTTTGGTACGGCAGGTGCAGTTGTTAGATTAGGTTTGAATGTTTTAGATGAATTAGGTGGTGTGGTAATTGGTAGAGACCCATCAGTATATGCAAGTAGAGCTTTAGCTGACTTAGGTAGAACAGCAAAGTTTATTGCTTCTACTCGTGGAGTTGGTTTTTTATTAAAACAACAAATATTAAAAAGAGAAAACCCACAAACAGTAAGAACTGATGTAAAATATGGTATCACTAACGATATAACAAAGTATTTAGAAGATATACAAAGATATGACCCATTGTCTTTAGCGAGCCAACCTGGTATAAGATTTTTACAAAAAGACATAAATGCAAAAAGTCCTTTTCCTGTAATACAACATTTTGGTTTAGATAACTTGAAAGAGGATATAAGAAACAAATTAACTGAAGAAGTAAAAGAACTAATTGATAATATAAGAGAGTACAATGTTACTATAGATTCAAGACTCAACTTACCTACTGATAGGTTGTTAAATGCAATAGCACCAGTCGGTGAAGTTATTAAAGATATTGCATCACGTGGTGTTAATTATTTAAAAGATATAGGTGCGAAAATAGGATTATCAAAATTAAGTGATTTAACTTCAGGTTTTAGTCTACCAGATGTACCAAATCCATTTAATAATTTTGATAATCCAAATCAAGGCGAAACTCTTTCAAATCTAGCAAAAAAAGTAGGGGCTGTTGGTAAAAATATACAATCAGCGGCACAGGCTTTTGGTGAAGTATTACCAAAATTATCAATAGACAAATCCAAATCTCAAGCGTATAAAATAGACCCATCAGCTTTTGCAGACTTAAATGTTGATAAAGTAAATTTAATACCATATGGCACTAGAGATAAAGCAAAATATAAATCAGGTGGGTTGGATTTAACTGAAGAAAACTTAGACTTTATACCATTTAGATTTGTTGATATGGATGGTTACCATATTGTGTTTAGAGCAATATTAAGTGGGATAACAGATACGTTTACACCAGAGTATAGTTCAGATAGATACATAGGTCGTCCAGACAACGTTTATGTTTATCAAGGCACAACTCGTGAAATTAGTTTTACTTTTGACGTATATCCAAAATCTGCTGAAGAGTTACCTGTTTTGTGGGAAAAAATGAATTATCTTGCAGGGTTAACATATCCTGATATAGCCGCTGGTCAATATGGTCAAGCAATGGTAGCTCCGTTTTGTAAATTAACAATAGGTCAAATGTATACAGATGCACCAGGTTATTTAAGTGGTTTGACTTATGCAGTTCAAGACAGTAGCACTTGGGAAACAACTTTTGCAAAATTACCAAAATACATACAAGCTAGTTGTACATTTATTTATATCGGTGACAGATTACCAACTAAAAATCAAAAACATTTTGATTGCCCTTGGATACCAGAAGAAGGTTATGTAGGCAGTAGCATGAACAATAAAATTGGTGTGTTTAGACGTGGTGAAGAGGCAGCTAGAGATGCATTTTCAAACGCTTATAGGTCAAGAGTTACTGACGTTGGTAATATAAGTAAAGAAACAGCTAACAAAATCTTAAACATAAAGTAAACAAATGAAACGATACAATAACACAATAGTAAAAAGAGACAAGTCAGGTATACGAGTATTTGGTACTACATATTACCCAACAATAGAGATATCAGATTCAGACCAGTTTATTTACCCAAAAGATGGTGATAGATTAGATTCTTTAGCTTATAAATATTACGGTGATACAACTCTTTGGTGGATTATAGCTAAAGCAAATGGTATCAAAGGTAAAGTTGCTCTTTCTACAGACGAATTAGTTAGAATTCCAGGAAATATATCAAAGATACTACAAGACTTTAATAAAATAAACAGATAATAATAGTTATGATTCAACTCGAACCAATACCATTACTGATTCAACAAAGATTATTCGAGAAAATGAGAGTTTTGAGTAATCACAAAACTTCACCAGGTAGAGTAAAAAACTCATCTAATAATAATCTCACATTTGATAAAATGGCTACACGTACATCATTTTTACGTATGACTTCAGGACAATTAAATCCAGTTATATTAATGGGAGGAAAAATTAAAGATGATGGTACACTACCAGTTGGTTATAATGAAATATATGGACCAAGAACTTATAATGTACCAGATACAAAATTAAAGGATTATGCATCAGATTTATATAATGCAGGTGATTTTAGTGTATATAGTGAAAGTCAGTTAGACACTATCATTGAAAGGGGTATGACTAAAGATTCAAGTAGAAGAACATTAAATAAATTAAAAAGACCAACACCAGGTTTGAAATCAGCTGATATATCGTTTAAAGGTGGTGTTAGAGCTTTACGTGAAGCAACTGTGCAATGGACGTGCTGGGATTGGGATGAATTAGACTTATTAATGCCTCATTTTTTATCACATGGTAAAACTGTTATGTTGGAGTGGGGCTGGATATATGATAAAGGGTCTCTACTTGATTTAAGCAAATTTATTGAAGAAGATTCAGTTGGTAATAAATTTATTTCAGCTGATGCATTTGATAACTATAAAAACATAGTTTTAGAGTCAAAAGGTGATATGGATTTAATGGTAGGAATCATTAAAAATTTTGAATTTACTACAAGAGCAGATGGTGGGTTTGATTGTCAAACTATTTTAACAAGTGTAGGTGCTAGTATTCTTGACAATCCAGAACCAAATCAAGCAGCAACAGACCCTAATACCAAATATAATATTTCTTTAGATGACGACAATGAAAAAACATTACAAAAATTGACAAAAGCAACTGGTGAGTCAGGTACAGACGCAGACGAAAGAGGTGATAAAAATAGTTTAATCAAACTTAATTCTACAGTAACATTAAAATCATTTATTAAAAATATCGACAGATATATTGCTCAAAATGCAATAAACAATGGTGAGTTAGTTGGTAATATAGCATATATTGCAAACAAATATTTGTTACAAGCGTCTAAAATAAACACCAATTTGGAAACGTTCAAAGGTACAAAAAGAATGGGCGGAATTATTGGTGAACGTAAAGACATTCAAAAATCAGATGAATTAACAGAAAGAAGTGATACTAAATTTTGGGTTCGTTGGGGTTGGTTTGAAGACAATATTTTATCAAAGTTTTTATCAGTTACTTCTAACCCAAATACTCGTTTATCACACTCAGGAAAAATCGTTACAGCTTTTAGGTCAGTTGAAAAAGTAGAAATAAACGGTAGAGAAACTGGTAAGTATCAAAGTGTTCAAATTAAAAACCATCCTAATCTCGTAACTGTAAATATCAATCATTACATACTCCCTGGTCAATTTAATCCAGTTCAAGAGAGGATATTTGAATATGAAGGTAAGCCATATGATTTGAAAGGTGATGAAAAGTATATTAGAAAATTAGCAAGCACTATCAATGGTAATTTTTACCCATTTAGTACTAGTGTTAAAACTAAAATTGGTACACGTGATGTATTTTCAGATACAATAACTGCACAAAATATTATGGAAAAAACTAAACCATCATCTGGATTTGATGATACATTTTCACCCGGAGAACGAAAAAGAGAAAAAATAGGTACAGAAGATGTATTCAAATCTTTACCAGGTGAAACTGGTAATTTAAGAAATATGTTAGTCAACACTAAAATATTAAAACAAGCTTTTGGTGTTGATACTGAATTGACAGCAGAACCAATAAATGTTGTAGAAGCTATTGAAACTGTATTTACTTTATTAAATCAAGAATTAAATTTTTGGAATTATCAATTAGTGGTAGATTCAAAAGAAACATTTAGAGCAAAAATAATTGATAATCAAGTTACTTCTATAGATTTGAATAAAAAACCAAGTCAATTAAGAACACAAGAACAAAATAATGAATTATTTACAGAAGATAGCCGAGAACCTGGTGTGTTTTATTTTCCTGTTTGGCAAACAAATAGTATAGTAAAAAGTCAAAACGTTACTGCTAAAGTCCCTAATGCTATGGCATTATCCACGATGTATGGTGGTAATATGGACCAGTTGCAAGATTTTTTAAATCCAGGTAGTAGTTTTGCTACTAAAGAAGGTGTTGCATTAGCAGGTTTATATAATAGTCAAGATGATGTTCATTTAGGTAAATTAAATATAGCATTATTAAATAATCACCAAGACATAGGTGTAAGGCACGAAGTGGGTATAGATGATGCTAATAGTCGTATCACTCTTGAGGGTGGTAAAGAAGATAAAGTATTTGATTATATACTCAATAATTCTAAAAAGATAGAAGAGGTTTATGAAGATAAACTAAAAAAGATTAAGGATGGGATGAGAGATTCAGAAGTAGAATTAGCTTTAGAAGAGTATGATGATAGTATACCACCACCATTTGTAAATAATTTAACAAATGGAGAAATAGCATCTATTTTAGAACATGATTTGTATTCGGGAAATAAGAGTGTTGTTATGTTAGACAGATTACAATCAATTTATGATGAAGAAGGTAGATTAAAAACTGAATATATTCAATCAGTATCATATTTGACAACTCAATATGGACAATCTCGTACAGCAGAAACACCATTGTTGATACCTTTAGATTTAGAATTAGAAATAGATGGTATAGGTGGTATATATCCAGGTAATTCATTTCATTCAAGTTATTTACCTGTAAAATATCAAGACAATACAGTTTTTCAAGCATTTGATGTGAATCATAAAGTTGATAGTTCTGGTTGGAGTGTTACGTTATCTGGTGCTATGAGAGCATCATTAAAAACTATTTTTACCGAAATAGATAATTTTATTACTAAAAATTCAAATCAAATACGGAATTATGTTAATAAAGCAAAGAATGATTTAAAGGAACGACAAAACCGAGCTATTCAAGCATTAGGAAACGTGCCGAATCTTTAACAGGTTTAGATAATGGCAACAAAACAACAAATACAAAACATTAAAACAAACGTTGAACGAACAATTCAAGGTTTACGGACAAATCTAAAAGAGTTTAGATTTCAAGATACGAATGGTTTTGTTAAACCAGATACATTGTATTCAGTTTATTACACACTAAACAAAAAAGAAATATATTTAACAGGTATCACCAGTACTACTAATTCAAGAATTATAAGACCTATAAAACAAAAAACTTTATTTGGTACTTATTCCAATTTAGATACTATAGATAGAGAATCATATCCAAAACCATCACAAAAAACACCATCAGAATCAGACTACAGAATAGGTGAAGTAACAAGATATTTTACACAAAAAGCTAATGATAAAACACAACCTATTTTTGAAATAAACAAAGAAACTTTTGATAATCAAAATAACTTATATAATTACACAAGTTTTATTTGGGTTATAAGTGGTCTGAAACAAGATGTTGAAAGAGACAATACTAGAACAATTAGAGATTTGGAAAAAGATTATCCTGGTATTTCAACAGTTTTATTCCCTTTACAACTTTGGACACCACCTAAAGATTCAAAAGAAGACTTAGAAAATAAATTAAGTCGTTTAAGAAAATAACAAAATACTTATAGTATATAAAGGTTATAAATGATAATAGAAAATAAGAATCAGTTATCTGATTTCTTAAAAGGTTATAGTTCTCAAAACAGTATTATCATTCCAATACAAAACGATGAAAACAAACATCCTATACAAGATGGGTTATGTTTGCTTTATGTTCAGTTATGGGATGAGACAGAGTATATCTTGCCCTTTAATCATAGTGAAACTCTCAATATAGACATTCCTGATTTAAATTCAAACACTACAAAATACACTTTAAATAAAAAACAATTATCTCATTTAATCTCAATCAACAATGTTGTTGATACTAATCTATTGACTTATGGTGAAGAAAACGTTCCGTTATCTTTAGAAGAAATCACTACGAATGCTCATAACTTCTTTCAGATGAAATATTATAAAAAATCTGATATAAACAGAATTATTCCTGTATTGAAACATTTAGATTATTGTAGACAGGTAAGTAAAGTTATGAAAGATAAAATAGAAAAATATGGTGATACTGTCAATATGTCATACAATAATGAAGTACTTGACAATCTAACTTACATAGAATCAAATGGTATTAAGTCAGTTGAAGGTATGAAATATACAGAATACAATTTATATACATCAACAGGCAGACCATCAAACAGATTTGGTGGCACTAATTTTGCTGCACTAAATAAAAAAGATGGTAGTAGAGAACAATTTGTAAGTAGATTTGGTGGTGATGGTGTTTTAGTAGAAATGGACTTTGATGCTTATCATTTAAGATTGATTGCAGACAAGATTGGTTACGAATTTCCTCAAGGTTCAGTACACGAACATATGGCTAAGTTCTATGGTGTTGATTATGAAGAAGCTAAAAAACTTTCATTTCAATATTTATATGGTTATGTTCCTCCTGAAGTAACAGAAATCAATCCATATTTTGAAAAAGTTAGTGAATATATTAGTCAATTATGGTATGAGTTTAAAGACAGAGAATTTATTGAGTCCGATATTTATATGAGAAAGATATTCAAATCTAATTTGAGTGAAATGAATGCAAATAAGTTGTTTAATTACACAATTCAACTTATGGAAACTGAAAACAATATGAGAGTGTTAAACAAACTAATACCTCAGATTGAAGAATACGATAGTAAGTTAGTGTTGTATTCTTATGATAGTTTTTTACTTGACTTTAATATGAAAGATGGTTTAGGTTATCTAAAAAAAGTAAAAGATGTTTTAGAGCAAGAAGGTAAATATCCAGTTAAAGTTAGTTGGGGTTTGAATTATCACGAGATGAAAGATATTACAAGGAAATTTGTATGAACCAGAAAATGGATTTTGACGACATACTTATAGAATGGGGTTATAGAGTTCACAATGGTCAACCTAATCCAAAAGACACTAATCATTTGTACCACTTATCTCAAATATTATATGAGAATGGGTGGCCTTATAACGTTGTTGAAGGTTTAGTGCAAAATTTACTTGAACAAGATTCTGAACGTGAAAAGTTGATGAAGAAAGTTATCAAGTATAAAGACAAAGAAGGTAACGACAGAGAGATAACTGTAGGTGGTGCATTAAAACAAGGTGAAGAACACCCAGCTTATAAACAAGCTAAACAAATGACGGATACTGGTGATAAACCTAAAGGTGATAAAGTAGACGAACCAAGTGATTTTGATAGAAACACTAATCAGAACAAAGATGTTGACCCAGACTACACAAGAGATAGTGGTGATGTTTCACAAGACACTAAAGTAGCAATAGAAAAACTGAATGATAAGAGATTTGGTGTAGCAGCAAAGACTGAAACTTCATTAAGAAAAGGTTACATAGGTCAGGTAGATGCTGACAATATGAAACAATTTCAATCTGAAATGGATGATTTTTTACAAGAACCAACAAAAGAAAAAGCAGAAACTTTAGTCGAAAAATATAAATTATCACAAAATCAAAATGGTAAAAAATTATATGTAGGTATAATAGCAGGTAATGGTAGAAAAATATTAGGTGAAGGTAATGAAAAAGGAACCCATCTTGTCAATAAACTAAGTGATGTACTGAATAAATTTGTACCTTTAAAAGAAAAGGGTGATGTACAAAGAAATGCACAAAATAAATTACAAAGTGCTTCTAAACCAGAACTCAAAACAGTAAGAAAATCAGATGACCCAGGTGTTAAAAAATTATTTTCTAATCCACCATATAATAGATTAAAAGAAAGATTTCATCAAGTTTTTGGACCAGTAGGTGAAGACGGTAATTTATTAAGACCTAGTAGTGAACACTCTGCATCTTACTTCAAACAATCTGTCGATGAAAATTCATCTTTAGATAAAACTATTGAAGCTTTGAAAGAGTTAGAACAACAAGGCACAGCTTCACCAGAAGTTAGAAAAGCATTAGAAGACCATAAAAAAAGAATGAATGACATATCAGAAAATTTTGATACTATGAGTCAAGAAGAAAGACAAAAACAAGTAGAACAAAGTTATTCAGATATGGCTAGAGAGATGCATAAAGCTGACCCTGATATTGCTAGAGGTTTAATGAAAAATATGGCTGAGATGGCTCTGTATGATACAGAACTAGCTGCCGGTGATGAAGTGTACTTACCTTCAGACGGTTCATTCCCTTCAGCTGACAAGATGAGAGTTGATAGAGATGGTAAAGGTGTTGTTGAAAAAGTAGCAGGTGTTTCTGTAAAGTTTGGAAAAAACGGTGCTGTATATGGATTCCCAGGTGAATCTGCTCAATATCAAAAGTTTCATTCAGATGAAGATAAAAGAACCTATATGAGAAATAGAGTAGGTCATAAAGGTCATGCTCTAGGTGTGAGGGATGACTTAGTTGATGATAAAGATAAGTTTGATAAAATGGTAGATGAAAGTGGTCTAAGTAAAGTCATTAAAAATTCAGAAGTAGTAAGAACTAAATTATCAGAAATCAGTAAACAAATTGATGAAGCTCGCAGTAAGATTGAAGATGAAAATGGTAAATATTCTATAAAAGATTTAGTAAGTATTAGAAAAGAGTTAGAAGATTTAAATTCACAAATGAAAAGTGTATTAGAAGAAAATATAGATGCAAAAGAACTTGAAAATATTATGGGTAGGTCTAACGCAAGAGAATTTATGAAAGGTGCTTCTCAGTCATTAAATATAATCTCAATGGCTTCAGTATTAAATACATCAGATGGATTATCTGTTTTAGAACACAATCATCAAACTATTGACAAAGATGGACTACATTCAGAAACAGACAAAGGTACACCTAATCTCAAAGACTGGAATTTTCAATTCAGAGCTTTCGATAGTAGAGGTGGTGGTTTACTATGTGGTTTTGTTGGTGGTGATTCACCACCTGGGGAAATATAATGAGAACACAACTACTCTGTACATTTACTAAAAGAAATCATTTCAAAGAAACGATTGATGTTATCATTGCTTGTAACGAAATCGTGTTTGATAAAATTTATGTGTTTCAAAATGAAAATGACCATCATCAACTAATCTGTACTTATAATGTAGAGTATGATGAAGATGCTATACAAGATGTACCAGATACAATTTCATTACATAGAAAGAAACAAAGTAATACACTTTATACAATCAATGCTCTGAATGATTTAATTCGTGAATTGAATGGTGGTAAATTAGATAAGTCATTTCCAATAGATTGGAACAATTATAGAAACTCTTTACTGCTTACAAATGAATCGGGACTCAATAAAATACCTACAAGAATTTACTCAATAGTAGATGTAAAAACTTGGAATATATAGCAAAAAAAATTTTATTTAGGGTATATATATTATACTTATAATTGAATCAGGTTATACTGATTAAAAATTAACAAATTAACACTTAAAAATAAGGAATAAAAAATGGATTTAAACGCAATCAAAAACCGTCTTAATCAACTTCAAGCAACAAATACAAGAACATCAAACTTATGGAAACCATCACCTGGTTCTCAGATAGTTAGAATTGTTCCGTATAAGTTCAATACAGATAATCCTTTTATCGAGTTATATTTTCACTATGGCTTAGCTAATAAAAACTATCTATCACCGATATCTTTTGGAAGACCAGACCCGATTGAAGAGTTCGCACAGAAACTAAAATCAACTGGTTCAAAAGATGATTATCGTCTAGGTAAAAAAGTAGAAGCTAAAATGAGAACTTATGCTCCTGTTGTTGTTCGAGGTGAAGAATCACAGGGTGTAAGATTTTGGGGATTCGGTAAAACAGTTTATCAAGAATTACTTTCAATAATCGCTGACCCAGATTATGGTGATATTACAGATGCTGTTAGTGGTCGTGATATTGCTGTAGAGTTCAAAACAGCTGAAGAGACGGGTAAATCCTTTCCATCAACAACAATTAGGGTTAAACCTAATCAAACTCCAATTACAGAAGATGCATCGTTGTTAGAAACAATCAAAGAAACTCAGAAGAATATTACTGAGATTTATCAAGAGCGTTCGTATGAAGAACTAACAGAAGCTCTTAGTGAATATCTAAGTGGTACTTCAGAGGAAGAAGAACCAGTTACTGAAACTAAAGAAACGGTTTCTGAAACAAAATCTTATGATTCAAAGAAAACATCAGATGCATTTGATGACTTATTCAATAGCTAAATGAAAACCTGTGGGTGGTTCTCTTACGACAATCACCCACATTTTAATTGGAGAAAAATATGTCTACAAGAGACGAATTAGCTGGTGTCTTAGCGGACACTTTAAATAAACAATTCAAGGATATGAAAGTTGCATATTTCTTGGATGGTACAGATACAACACCTACTGATATTAAAGATTTTGTATCTACTGGTTCGACAATGTTAGATTTAGCAATATCTAACAAACCCAATGGTGGTATAGCTGTTGGTAGAATTACTGAAATTAATGGTTTAGAATCAAGTGGTAAATCACTACTTGGAGCTCATACGTTAGCTGAAACTCAGAAAAAAGGTGGTGTAGCTGTTTATATAGATACTGAAACAGCAGTTAGCACAGAATTTCTATCTGCTATTGGTGTCGATGTAGAAAGTATGTTATATCTACATTTGGAAACTGTAGAAGATATTTTTGCAGCTATCGAAGAGATTGTTGCAAAAGTTCGTGAATCAGACCAAGATAGATTGGTTACAATCTTAGTTGATTCTCTTGCTGCTGCTTCTACGAAAGTCGAGATGGAAGCTGACTTCGATAAAGATGGTTGGGCTACATCAAAGGCAATCGTAATATCAAAAGCTATGAGAAAAATAACTCAGATGATTGGAAGAGAAAAGATAGCTCTTGTGTTCACAAATCAACTCAGACAAAAACTTGGTGTTATGTTTGGTGACCCGTGGACAACAAGTGGTGGTAAAGCTCTTCCATTTCACGCCTCAACTCGTATTAGATTAAAGAATACCGGACAGATTAAAGACAAGAAGAACAACAATATTGGTATAAAGATGAGAGCTCAAGTCATAAAAAACAGACTTGGTCCTCCTATGAGACATGCTGATTTTGAATTGTACTTTGAAACTGGAATCGATGATTACGGTAGCTGGTTAAAAGTTATGAAAGAACATAAACTTGTAAAACAAGGTGGTGCTTGGTATACTATGAATGACCATCAAGGTAATGAACTAAAGTTTCAGTCTAAAGATTGGAATGAACAATTAGAAGACGAAGAATTTAGGGAATATTGTTATAATATGATTTGTGATAAAATCATTCTTAAATACGAAAAGAACTTTGGTATTGATGACGTGGTAGTAGAAGAGGAAATGAGTGAAGAATAAGTATCTATCTATTTTTGATGAAATCAAGAAAAAAGGTGGTTCACTTGACGACGGCAAACCCGATGATAAAGTGCTAATAGTAGATGGCTTAAATACTTTTATAAGAGTATTTTCAGTTATACCAACTACTAATGATGATGGAATTCACATTGGTGGAATAGTTGGTTTTCTACGAAGTTTGGGTTTTACAATTAATATGTTTAGTCCCACTCGTGTTATCATAGTATTTGATGGCAAGGGTGGGTCTAGTCGTCGCAGAAAACTATATCCAGAATATAAGAAGACTCGTAAGTCAAAATACAGAGTTAACAGGTCATATGATTTTGCTTCTCAAGAAGATGAGAAACAGAATATGGTAATGCAACTACAAAGAATTGTTGAGTATTTAGAAACATTACCTGTTACGGTTATGTCATATGACAACATAGAAGCTGATGATACTATTGGTTATCTATGTAGACAAGTTTTAACTGAATCTGAAATAACAGTTATGTCTACTGATAAAGATTTCCTTCAGTTAGCAAATGGTAGAATAAAAATATGGAGTCCTACTAAAAAGAAATTATATAATGAACAAGCTGTATTAGATGAATATGGTATTTCATCTCATAATTACATTTGGTACAGAGTATTAGATGGTGATAAATCAGATAATATATCTGGTGTTAGAGGTTTAGGTCTAAAAACTATTAAAAAAAAATTACCTTTTTTAGAAGAAAGTAGAATAGTTAATATAGACGAGGTATTATCAGAATTACCAGATTCAAAAGATGTTATAGAATTGAATTATAAACTAATGCAATTATCTGATGTAGATATTTCAGGTTCAACAAAAACAAAAATTGTAAATAGTGTAAGACAACCAATAAATAGGTTAATTAAATATAAATTTCAGAAAATGTTTTTAGAAGATAAAATGTGGTCCGCGTTACCTAACCTTAATAGTTGGTTATTAACTACATTTAATCAATTAAACAAATATGCTGAGAAGACACATGAATGAAACACTAACACAATTTGGAACATCATTTCAAGCTAAAATTATTGCATCACTATTACGTGATATGAAATTTCTACAGACTATTAATGATATTCTTCAACCAAATATGTTTGATTCAGATTCAAATAAGTGGTTAGTTAAAACCATACGTGATTATTATTATGAATATAAAAAACAACCTACACTTGAAGTTATAAAATATAAAATAGATGAGATAGATAATGATGTTTTAAAAGTTGGAGTTATAGATAAATTACGAGATGTTTGGAAACATATTGAAGCAACTGATTTAGAATTTGTTCAGGAGAGAACACTTGATTTTTGTAAGAATCAAACACTTAAAAATGCTATTTTAGATTCAGTAAACCTTTTAGAAAATAAAGATTATGACGGTATAAAGTCTATCATAGATGAAGCAATGAAAGCAGGTACGACACGGGATTTAGGTCACGATTATATTTTGTCATTAGAACATAGACTTGAACAATCAGCAAGAACAACGACACCAACACCTTGGGATATTATAAATGAAATTATGGATGGTGGTCTCGGTCAAGGTGAACTTGGAGTCGTAGTCGCACCGGCCGGTATAGGTAAATCTTGGACATTACAAGCTATCGGCGCGGGAGCATTGAAACAAAACAAAACTGTAATACATTATACTCTTGAGTTAAATGAGAATTATGTTGGATTAAGATATGATAGTATTTTCACTGGTGTTACAACAGCAAATATTAAATATTATAAAAGTGAAGTCAAAGAAAAGTTAGAAAAACTTCCAGGTAAATTATTGATAAAGTATTTTGCTACTAAGTCAGCTAGTGTACAGACACTCGGAGCTCACTTAAAACAAATAGAATTGAGTGGGTTAAAACCTGACTTAGTACTTGTAGACTATGCTGATATAATAATGCCGACAGGACATTTTAGAGAAAAAAGACATGCACTTGGTAACATCTATGAAGATTTAAGAGGATTAGCTGGTGAATTAGAAGTTCCTATCTGGACTGCTTCACAGGCAAATCGTTCTGCTCTTGAAGAGGATGTGATTGGTGCTGATAAAGTAGCTGAAGATTATAGTAAAGTTATGACTGCTGATTTTGTTATGAGTATGAGTAGAAAAGTAGAAGACAAGATTGCTAATACAGGTAGATTTCACGTGATTAAAAATAGATTTGGTATTGATGGTGTAACTTATCCGTCTACGATAAATACTAATATTGGTCAAATACAAATTTTTGAAGGTAGTAGTCAGTTCGGAAAAGATGCACAAAGTAAGATGAATAATAGTGATGAGTTCTTGAGAAAAGAGTTAGCGAACAAGTACAAAGATATGGAAAAAAAAGTTGAAGGATTTGAATAAAAAATCAAATCAAGTCAAATATATATTATATTTATGAGTGTTACAGGGAATAGATTTTAAAGGGAGTATATATTAAATGGAAAAATTTCAGTTATCAGAAAAGTTTATACATAAGTACAAAAGAAAAAAAGCACCTTTTGGGTTTAATGGTCTTGGTGAACTCGTTTATATGAGAACCTATTCAAGAATTAAAGAAGATGGAAAAAATGAAAGATGGTGGGAAACCGTTCAAAGGGTTGTAGAAGGAACATATTCAATGCAAATGAATTGGATTAGTTCTCATCAATTAGGTTGGAATCCTTGGCAAGCACAAAAGTCAGCACAAGAAATGTATGATAGAATGTTTAATATGAAGTTCTTACCACCAGGTCGTGGTTTATGGGCTATGGGAACACCAATCACCGAAGAAAAGAAGTTATATGCAGCATTAAATAATTGTGCTTTTGTTTCTACTTCTACAATAAAAGACGATTATTCAAAACCATTTTGTTTCTTAATGGATGCATCAATGTTAGGAGTTGGTGTAGGTTTTGATACAAAAGGTGCAGGTGAGATTATAGTTAAAGGTGTAAATTGGGATAGAAATCAAGAAATGTTTACTATACCTGATACAAGAGAGGGTTGGGTAGAATCTCTCAGATTATTATTAGAAAGTTATTTTCATGGAACTGCACCTGTTGGATTTGATTATTCAGAGATAAGAGAAGCTGGAGAACCAATCAAAGGTTTTGGCGGAGTTAGTTCAGGACCTGACCCATTAAAAGAAGTACACGAAGATATTGTAAAAGTATTAGAAAATAATGTGGGTGAACCAATCACAGTAACTACAATCGTGGATATAATGAACCTAATTGGTAAATGTGTTGTTGCCGGTAATGTTAGAAGAACAGCGGAAATTGTGTTCGGTGATCCACATGATGAAGAATATTTAGATTTAAAGAATTATAAAGTAAATAAACACAGAGAAACTTATGGTTGGACTTCAAACAATTCGATATTTGCAGAACTTGGTATGGATTATACAGAAGTAGCAAAACGTATTGTGGATAATGGTGAGCCAGGTTTAGCGTGGTTAGACAATATGAGACATTATTCTCGTATGAAAAATGGTGGAGATGATAAAGACCATAGAGTTGCAGGCGGAAATCCTTGTATTGTTGGTGAAACATTAGTAGCAGTAGCTGATGGTAGAAACGCGGTTCCAATTAAAGATTTAGTAGATACTCAATATCCAGTTTATTCGGCCGATGGAAATGGAAAAGTAGTTATCAAACAATCAATTAAAACTTGGAAAACAAAAGAAAATACAGAAGTATGGAAACTTACTTTGGATGATGGTTCTACTTTATTAGCAACACCGGATCATAAAATTATGCTACGAAGTGGTGAATATAAAGAACTTAGAGATTTACAAAAAGATGAATCAGTATTTCCATTTAATAGTTTTAGTAATAAAGGTTATAGAAATATACGAGGTACTGGTAAAAGAGCGAGTGGTATAAGGCAGTATAGATTGATTACTGAAAATGAACTTGGTTATATGCCTAACGCCAAAGAGTATGCTATTCATCATATAGATTTTGATAAGACAAATGATAGGTGGGATAATTTAGATGTTATGACTCAATCAGAACATAGTAGATTACATAGATTAGATAAGAATCCTATGCATAATCCAGAATATGTAGAAAAGATGAAAGAAACTACTCGTATTAACGGCGGCCGCCACGGTGACCGGAATAGTATGTACGGTAAGAAGCATAAAGATTCTACATTAAAATCTATTGGTAAAAAGTCAAAAGAAAATTGGGAAAATCAACGAGATTTTATGATTGAATCTATTAAAAATGGTATGACTGATGAAGTTAGACAATATATCTCAAACAAAAGAAAAGAAAGAACAGTATGGGTTGATTGGAATTGTCCAGTGTGTAATGAATATAAGACACTTACAGAATATCAAGCATCCAAAAGAAAAACTTGTAGTTATTCTTGTTCCAATGTTAAAAGAGGAATGGTCAATCAAGGTATTTGGAATCACAAAGTTGTATCGGTTGAATTTTATGGATATGAAGATGTTTATGATATGACTGTTGAAGATACACATAATTTTGGTGTGATAACGTCTACAAAAGACGACACATATTTAGATTCATCTGGTTTGTTTATCCATAATTGCCTAGAGCAAAGTTTGGAAAGCTACGAACTTTGCTGTCTTGTAGAAACATTTCCAAACAATCACGATGATTTTGAAGATTATAAAAGAACACTTAAATATGCGTATTTGTATGCAAAATCAGTAACACTCGGTAGAACACATTGGAGTGATACAAACAGAGTGATGTTAAGAAATCGTAGAATTGGATGTAGTGTAAGCGGCGTTGCTCAGTTTATCACAAACAGAGGTTTAGATGAATTAAGAAATTGGTTGGAGAACGGATATGATGTTATCCAAGATTGGGATGAAATGTATTCAGATTGGTTTGCAATACCGAAGTCGAAAAAAACGACTTCAGTCAAACCAAGTGGAACTGTATCATTATTAGCTGGCGCGACACCAGGTTTACATTATCCTGAGAGTAGATTTTATATAAGACGAATTAGACTATCTAAACATTCAGAATTATTAGAACCACTAAAGAAAGCAGGTTACAAAATAGAACCAACATTTGGTTCAGAAGATACAACAATGGTTGTTGAAGTTCCAGTAGATGTAGGAGAGGGAATTAGAACAGCATCTGAATTATCTATTTGGGAACAATTCTCATTGGCATCATTTATGCAAAGACATTGGGCAGACAATCAAGTAAGTTGTACGGTTACATTTGACCCTGAAACTGAGGGAAATCAAATAACAAACGTATTAAATTATTTTCAGTATCATTTAAAAGGTATTTCACTATTACCAAGACTCGATAGTGGTGCATATCCACAAATGCCATATGAAGCTATAGATGAAAAAGAGTATAATAAACAAGTTAAGAAACTTGGTAGACTTACATTCGGTGTAATCAAAAATGAAGAAGCAGAAATCGACCGTTTTTGTAATAACGATAGCTGCGAGGTAGTTCCTGCTACAGGAGATAATGATGACCAAGAATATGCTAATTAAAAATTTCACATACCCGACAAAACAGGCAGTTGACGCACCTGTAAAAAAATGCGTCTTAACTAAAACAAAATGAGGAGAACGTTTATGAATAAACGCAATCTAATCTCATTAGTAATGACCATGCTAATGCCAATGTTCATTTATGGACAAAGTGTTAGTGGTACAGTTGCTGATGAGAACGGCAATCCATTACCTGGAGCAAATGTAGTTGTAGAAGGAACTGATTTAGGTGCAGCTTCTTTGGAAGATGGTACTTATTCGATTAAAATCGGAGAAGGTTCTTACACACTTACAGCTTCTGT